TGGTGTTGCAGTAAATCCATTTATGTCTTTACTTCTGTATGAACAACTGGCAGTTGGAGCTATGGCAAATGCTCTAACCATGTTGTTTTCTCTTGCAATGTTAGCTGCGTCTTGTATGCCGAGAAAAAGTTCACGCGCAGCTAACCCTGCGTATCCTTCGTAAGGTTCAGCATTATTTGTTGCTTCAAGAGCCTTACCAAACTCGGCATATGTAATTTTGTTGTTTGCTAGGAAGTTGGCTAGACCTAAGAGTCCGAAACCGACTTGCCTGTCGATATCTGGCGTAAGATATTCTCCAGATTCTCCAACCCCTGTCCTACCATGTAACTCACACAGCGTGGACATGCCTTCACGGAAACCTGATCGTAGGTCGCCGATAAGACAGGCAGACATATTAAGGTGCTGTAAGAGACACGTTCCTCGTGAGGGCAAGTAAACCTCAAGACAGACGTTGGAGTAGATTCTATTTCCTTGTTCATCGTGTTTTATTTTGTTGAGCCAAATATCTCCTTTTGCAATTCCTCGTAAGATTGCTTCCTTTGTTCCAGTATCTGTTTCAGACCACGCGGATTCGGTGAGGTCAACACATCGTTTGACCCATGGGAGTTCTTGTCGAGGACACTGCACGAAATCAAGAATATCGGGATGTGTAATATCGAGATGAATAACACACGCCCCATTCCGGTACGTGCCACCTCTCCTAAGAATTTCATTTAATGTTGAGTAGATTTTTGCGAATGATGTGGGACCTGACGCAACAAGTGTGTCACTTCCCTTAATAGACTCAGTACCCTTGGGTCTGAGTTTTGACAAGTGGACCGCGACGCCTGCTCCATATCGGAGAGCGTGTGATACAAATTTCCAGCTTGCTTCAATTCCATTTGGTCCTTCCATTGAGTCTTCAACAACAAAGACAGTACAAGATACGGGTAGACGTGAGTTGGGATTATCAATCCACTGCTGGACTCGACCAGTCCTAGCTATGATGTTTGGTTCGGTATTCAATTTCGTTCTGTAAATAGTGGACAGCTTTTTTTAAATCTTCTATATCGTTATCTTTATATCCGGCTCGACATACATACTTGATTACGTTTCCCAAATGAAAACCTAATCCTTGCGCTCTAATAAAATCCCAAACATCAATGGAACCTCTTCGGTAGTAGGACGGTCCGTGGTCGTTGGTGGTTTCGGCCCTTTGTTTATTAAATTTTCAATACAGTTTGCAAGTACAAAACTTTGCTTTTGTAAGGCAAGGAAGACAGTAATAATATCTTCCTTTGTTGCTTCTGGACTATTAATAGCTAACTCAATAGCTCTTAGTCTGAAGTCTTGTTCAGTCGTTAACTTGGTAATTGGAGGGGGCGGTCCATAAGATTGGTTCTTTTTTTGCTTCGTCATAATCATTGATAGTTAATATTCGAGCAAGCCTTGCATTAATTAGTGCATCAGCTTCAGTCATGCCCTTTTCCTCAAAGGTTTCTACGACAGCTTGCCATGTGTATCCTTTTTCAGAAAATATTTTTTCAGCACGTTTGATTCCAATTCCGGGAACCCCAGAATAACCGTCAGTGTTATCTCCACTCATAGTTTGAATGAGATGCCATCTAGCACCTTCTTCTGGTGTGATGTCGACTGTTTCATCAAAGTTATATAGTTTCCCGGGGATCTGTTTCATATCCTTGTCAGGTGAAACAATAATGTTTCCCGGGTACTTAGTTGCATAAATACCCATGGTATCGTCAGCTTCTAAAGTATCCTTCACAATAACTTTGTAATCCTTTTTAAGTTGATTAATTACCCGTTTAAATCCACAGGGCTTTTTTCTATTTCTATGACCCTTGTATTCCGGCAAAATTTTTTTCCTAAAATTATTAGGGCTTGTAAAAAATAAAATTATCTCATCATAAAAGGGAAATTCACGTTTTATTTTATCTATATCACGTTGTACGCATTTATAAGCATCACTGAACTTAGAAGTAACAACTATTACGTCATCACCAAAATCCAACTCAGTTTCTGCTGCTGCACAACATTTATAGACAATATAATCGCAATCTATTAATAATTTCATAAATTAATGTACATCTGCCCATGTATTGCCAGTTTGTGCTTCTGCTGCAATAGGGCATCTCAATTTATAGTATTCACCAGCCATTTTTGCTGATATTTCTAATGCAATACTTATTTCATCGGCATAATCTGGTATTGTTTCGTATTGAAGTTCATCGTGTACGAACGCAAGTTGATGAGTGTGGACATCGTGTCGCAAGTTGTCATCAGCTATTACCATCCAACGTTTGGCAACAATACCCGCACCACATTGGAGTAAATAATTTAATCCTTTGTGTGGGCTATCGACCAGCACTCGTCGTCCGTCACATGCCATGAGGTAACCATTAGCAGCCTTATTTGTAACCGCTGCAAGTAACTCGGCGAGTCCATCGATTGCAGATACGTAAGCCTTTCTAATCTCTTGTCCCTTTTTACGGGCTTCCTTGGGTTGTAAAGAGTTATCATAACTCATACCTATTTTTTCGTTTCCAGCACCATACAAGAAAGCATAAGTTACAGTCTTGACTTGGCGTCTGGTGATCCCTATTTTGTCAGCATTAACCTGATGTATATCATCGTTTAGTAGTATGTCGGCATATCGACCTCCGTCATACCGTCCAAGGTAATGTGCAAGCATTCTTAATTCTATGCCTGATAAGTCAGCACCTACCATGACGTTCCCGGGACTAGCTTTAAATAGTTCTCTAAATTGTGCGTCAGCTGGAACTTGGGCTAAATTCGGTTTTCGATGTGCACATCTAAATGTGTTTGTACTGACCGAACAGTGGTGATGTATGCGACTAGATGTCGTACATAACTTTTGCCATGCGTTCACGCCTTGCGATATCATGCCTAGCTTCTTCTTCAGATCCAAAGCTTTCGCACATAATTTGCAGAAGGGATGTGATATCTCCTTCAATGTAATCTCGTCGATAATTGGTTTCCCAGTCGTCGTAGTCTGGGTCAACGTAATCTTCAGACGATTCTGTAGTATCCATGCAATATGGTCTCGTGATGTTGGGTTAAATTCAACTAATCTTTGAGAGTCTGCTCCTTCGACGTATCCGGTGGATGCGTTATTTCGTTTAGGAGTGAACATTTTTCCTCCAACGAAAGGGAATTGTCCTCGAAGTATTTCAACAGTGTCTTCCATCTCTCCTCGGAGATGTGATTCAAGTTGCTGAGCTTTTGATTCATCAAAGTACCATCCATGTATTTCTTGTTCTGTAAGTATTTCAGCGACTCGATGCTCTAACGCGCACCAGTCAGGTAAGGGCGGAAGTGCTCGCATAATTTAGTAGTAACGTGTACGTCTTGTACACAGTAATCTTGCATTTCTTGTGACCAGTCTTGCCAGTCAGTAGTTTTGCCAAACTCTCCTTTGTATTCTCCTAGCCTGTAACCGTATGCTTCTAATGAATGTCTGCCAAGTAGTTGTAATGGCATTCTTGTAATCTTACCGGCATTTTTTAAGTTTCTATCTATCTCCATCATGTTTGGATGATATAACCGAGATAGCACAAGAGTATCGACAATATCAGCATCAGTATCAAACCAAGAATAAACTTTCCGAAAAACAGGTATGTCGTAACCAATAATGTTATGACCAGCAATGACATCAGCTGAATTGAGCCAATGTAAACCTTCCGTGATCGGGTAGCAGTCACCACCGTTATTGTTAAATACGAAGGTCTCTTCTTTTTCGGAGTCGTAGATGGCAAGGCAATGTATCTGAGAAACGTCATGTAATAATCCGTTAGTTTCGCAATCAAACACCAGCATTTGTTTTTCCGGCATAAGTCTTATCCACAAACTTTGCTTTTTTCTTTGCTTCTTTTGTGGGTGGGTTTGGTTTTTTCAACTCAGAAGTCTGTGCTTGGGTTGAAAATTGGTGTAATCGTAGTTTCATTGAATCTACAAGTGTTTTTGTCGTATTTCAGTGCAGCAGCCACGCCTGTTTCACCGCTGTATCTATTCTTTAATACTCTTAAAGTAGATGTGTCATCACCAGCTTGCTGATCTCGTTCAAGGGCAAGTACAGTATCTGATAATTGGCTTATAGCTTGGCTTCCGCGTAGTTGTCCCAGACTAACCTTTGCACCATCGGTGTGGTCTTTATCAGTCTGAGTCCGTCTCAAGTGAGACACCAGAAATAGTGTGATGCCAGTACGTTCAACCAAACTTCGTAAGTTGGTCATCGTCTGGTCTATCATTCTTCGTTCATCTCCATCTAAGCCGGACAATAATATGGATAGGTGGTCTAAAAATATAACTTTTATGTCCAGCCCGAGTGCCATATATTCAATTCGACTGTAGATAATATCCGAAGATAAGCTACCAAAATGGTCGTATAAATAAAGTTGCCAACCATTGATAGTGGAATCGTAGGCATTTTTTAATGTTTCGTAATCGTGTTCGCCAAGGTGCAGGGCTTTTCCCACAGCTACGGACATAAGTCCTAGTGCCGTTCGCCTGTTAGATTCTTCTAATGCGATGTAACCTACCTTGACTCCTTCTTGTAATAACTCTGTAGCTAATTGTCTACAGAAAGTGCTTTTACCTTGACCCGTTCCAGCTGTAATCGTAGTAAGTTCACCGTATCTAATACCGTGAGTCTTTTCTTGAAGTCCAGCCCATTTATATTTGTGATCACATGGTGGACTTGGGGTTGTTACTGCATCTAGTAACGATTTCCCATCCACGATACCATCAGGTTGATAAGGTTTCGCGTCCCATATAGCACGGCAAATAGCACCTTTATCACCAGCCTGTAAAGCATCACTGGCATCTTTGTAAGGATCCGCCAGATTAGCAATCGAAACTGTCCCATGCGGTAAGATAGCAGCCACTTGTTCCGTCGCTCTCCTTCCCGCTTCGTCTTTATCAAAAAAGAGAACGATTTCTTTATAGCCTTGAAGTAAGGGTATTTGTTT